TGTAGAGTCTGAGGGATCAGTACCCGACCAGACAATAACCTCGCCATTGGACGTTACAAACACTAAATTATCGTCTACACCATAACCCGCATCAAGCGTCCACGTTGCAACCGAAACAAGATAACCGCCGAGTTGAGCAACCGAACTCATGTCAATTGCGGCAGCTGCGCCTGAAATACTGAGTGTGGGGAGATACCATGCTTTAAGCGTTGAGGCTTGCGTAAACCATACTTGATTCTTAAATGTTGTGATGTTGCTCAACGTAGTTGAAGTTACGCCAGTAATGACCGGATTTGTCCAAGTCGTGCCGTTGTAGAGTAGTGGTGCGTCTACACCATTGACCGCATAAATGTAGCCGCCAGCCGGAGTTGTGACGTTGACAGATTCCCACTTTGCGTTAGTTAATCCTGTGACCACCGCAGCGCCTACAGCACCGCCAGCTGTGCAGTCGTAAATAGACGTTCCCGCAATAGCAAATAGTTTGTCAGTCGCACCGCTTGAGTACGATAAAAGGGTCTGTACTTGCCCTGTGATGCCTGTTGAGTATTGTGTGTATCCACCACGCAACACTACGTTGTTAACCGTAGGAAACAAGTTAGTTAACTGGACAGCATCAAGCGTGTCCATGTTAGCAATGGAATCGCGCACGTTCCAACCGCCGATAGGGGCAGGCAACGATTGAACGCGAGCTGCCGTGCCTTGGATAAGTCGGTTAGGCGCAAGCATTAGTTTGTCCCGTAGCCCGTATCCGGAATGTTATCGTAGCCAATCAGAACTGTGCCTGGGCGTGGTGCAAACGACAAGTTAGCCGCCGACGTATCCTGCGCCCGAACAATCTCAAATTCCTCAATGTAATTTCTAAACATGGAAGTCGTATCAAAGCCTTTAGCCTCGAAATACTTCAGCTTTGTAGCCAATACCATTAACCGATCAGGATAAATACAGGTGTCGGTGTCAGCAGTAAATGAAGTTTTTACTGTGCCTGTTGACGATAACGCCCAACCGTTTGATCTGTACTCGTAGCCTAAAAGCTCGTTGGTTGAAACGCCAGGCCAGATTTGAAAGTATTTCCCTAACAAACGCCACCGAATCCGTGGGCCAGTTGAGATAAACCCTGACAACAGCCATTCCCATTGCTGTGGACTCTCTGGGCCAAGCATCTCCCAATGCTTTGATTTGTCCCAATGGGTGCGTGGCACGGTTGATTCGTAATCTGAAGGTAAAGAATACTTCACCTTTTCAAAAGTAATTGAAGTGCCTGTGTACGTTCCTGTAGCGGGTAAATTGATTGTTACCTGAGTGCCTGAATCAACCGATTCAATGTAAGCCGCATTTGAAATGCCGTTACCTACAACCTGATACGTTGTATCTAGTCCGGCAGTTGATGGAATGTTTGTGATTGTGTATAAATCTTCAACCACATCGCCCGTTGTGACGGTGTATGTCGTAGTGAACGTGTGTTGTTTGGTTAATTCACGCCAGTCATGTTTTCGCAAAAACTCATAACCAGCTGCGTTCATCAGCGCCAAAATTTGAATTACATCTTGGTTGCTGTTTGATGCCACAGCAGTTGGAGTTGATACACCCAATTCGTTGGTAACTTGGGTGACTAGCTGTAGCATCGTGGATGACATTTATTCCTCTTTTCGTGGCCTCCCAACCTTCTTTTCTGACATTTGAGCCACCAAAGCCGCTAACTGCTCTTTGACTTCAGCAAGTTCCGACTTAGTATGTTCAATCTCAGTTTGACTAGAAGATTGGTTTTTAACTGCTAAATAACGCCTAGCCTGCTCTCGCAAACCCACCGCACCCATGCCAATTCTTTGTAACTGGTTATCGGTAGCGGTAGCCACTTGCTCAACGGTCTGAAACTTAAAGATTTGCAATTCTGCCATCTGCATATCATTAAAGTTTTCAGGATCGTCTTGTACCCATTGTTTCAAAGGCACACCAATAACTTCAGCGTTATTGTTTTGCATCTGAAAATGCAACCATTGGCGTGGAAACCTTTGTTTATGATCGTCCCGAACGGGCTGGTCAATAATCGTGGTCTTATCGCCTGGCACGATAATTCTAACAAACGGCTTTTCTTTGTACGGCTCTTTATCGTAAACGTAAAACTCGACGTGTAGGTGAGAATCTGCGTTTGAAATATCGCTGTCTAAAGCCAATTTATGCCCCTGTGATTGAAACCCATGTGGTTGCGGAAGTTGCTGCCAACAGAATTGTTTTTGCTGTTGCCACGGTGACGCTTGTTGCACCTGCGTTGATTGTACTATTGGTATCGTAAGGATAAATAGTAACTGTTTGTCCCGAATCATTACGAACAATGACCTGTGCGCCAACTTCAGTCGGTGACAGTTTTACGCCAGTTGATGCTGCTGAAGTGGTGATCGTGTTATTTACGGCTGAAAGTTGCAAAGCAGTCGCTGCTGTTGTGCCTACAGCAACTAAGCCAACAGCGCCATCGCCACAAATGTTTGCAGCAGATAATGGCGAATTGCCTGAACCTTGAATTCTTGATGGAAATGCCATGATTGTCCTTTAAGTTAATTGCTCATCGCTTTTGCCATTTGGTGCAAAAGCCCATCGCCACACACTTCAATCGTAACATCATCAAAGCCTGCTACGACGTTTTGAAAATCCGTTACTTGCTGTGCCATCCACGGCGCACATTTGTACGTCACATCGTTAATCATAGCGTCAATTACACGATCTGAGTCATTACTTTCTTGCTTATAAGCATGATGCTCGCCATCTCGATAGCTCGAATCCATACCAAACAAGAAAATACGCTTAAACCCTTGTAACTTTGCCAAAATCAACGACAAGATGCCAACAGTTGTAAAGCCGCCCATTAAGTGAACTGGTCGAGCCTTTTCATGCTCAAGCAGATCGTATACGCCAGGCGTATTGGCGTGGACTAACACCACTTTATACCCTTCCAACGCATCAAATACAGCCTCGTCGCATTGGCTAGAAATGTAAAACGTGGTCAATTGCTGTGGATTCTGAACAAATCTTACGTTCTCAGGTCGAGCGTCAAGCATCACCATTGCGTTTGGGATAATGCCTTGCCCAATTAGATAATCGTAAGAACCGTTCATCGCCCAAACTTTAGCGCCGTTTTGGTGGCGAACCTTCAACTGGTCAATCGTGTCAACCAGACTTGGCCCACCACCAACAAGGCATACGCTGCCTTGGGGTGACTCGTCAAAATCAAACCAAGGCAGCGACCTTTTTACGGATCGCTGCACATTGCCCAACAAAACGTCAGGCTCTGTGTTTCCAACTACATCGAGTACAGCTTCAATCATTAAGTGATTTGTGACTGGAGATGTGGACGGTTAATTGTCACGGTGACTGTTGAAGTCGTAGAAGTGACGGTGGTTAAGTTTGCTGAACGTGCAGCTACCAATTGCAAACCAGCACTCGCCAAGACTTTGACACGGCCTGCGGTGGCAGACAGGAACAAAGTGACTTGAGGTGTAACGGTAACAGCAGTCTTTTTAATAACCGCATTGCCTGCAATTTGATACCAACCGTACAGACCAGCGGTGGTTGCCGCCATAGCGACTGCAACTGGAACGTCTTGGACGGCGGTGTTGACAACCAAAGTTGTTTGGTAAGTTGTAGCGTTGTAGCGCACAACAGAACCGACAACAGTTGATGCCACGCCTAACAACAGGATAAATTCACCCTCGCCGTAAGTTGGATCAAAAGCACGAACGATGTTGCCCAACATTGTAGGTGGCGTTGGAATTACTGTGCCGCCTGCGGTTGTAGCGCCAGCGTCCGTTTGATCGATATTTAAAACCCCGATCCGAGGTTCGTCAAATGTGTAAGCCATGATGGTTTCCTTTAAGCGATCAGAACGCCGCAAAATTGCGGGCCTGAAGATGTGAGGTTTCCAGCAAAACCAATTAGCTTAACGATCGCGTCTTGGTTGACGGCTTGTCTTTCACCGCCAATTGGCACGAAATTACGATCAGCGTGTGGACGGAACATAATGTACTTAGTGTTCAGAAACCACATATGGTTTGCTGTTGCGGCTGAACCGATACCACCGTCCAGAACTACATCAGATGCCATACCTGCGCCGTAATATTTAAGCGATGCAAAGCCTGCGCCAGCTGACGAATTGCCACCGTCTGTGATGCGTTGGATCGACTGCAACGATTGCAAATACAGCTTGTAATAGTTGTTGTCGCAAACAATCAGATCAGGCTTGTCAGTTCCACGAATCAACTGAACAGCTAGAGCATCCATGTACGATTGGATGTTTGATGCTGAAACAGCAGAGCCGCCGTTGGTCACGCCTGAGTATGAAACAGAACGCCAAAACGTAAAGGTTGCACGGTTGATTCCACCGTAGGTTCCCGACGAACTCACGTCGGGAATTGCGGCCCCGAGTCCGGTTACATTTTTTCCGGAGTTCCCTGTACCGTCTAGGTAAATGTCACCAGAAATACGGTTAGCCAACTGAGCTTCAGCCACGTTCATACGACCATCGAGCAAGTCGATGATTGCTTCTTTACCCGTGTTCTGAATCATCTCCAAGCCGCTGATCGAAACTGCCGATGCGTATTGGGTGATACTAAATTGAGCAGCAGAAATAGGGCTGTTTTGCGACACGTTCAACACTTCATAGCCTGAATAGCTGTTTGTGTTGTTGGTTGCGCTGTCGTTATACATGATCTCTTGCAAAATCACGTTACCGCCAGAAAACGTCTTTACGTTGCCGCGTTCTTTCAAACGGCGCAGTAAAGCGTTGTTGTTTGTTACGTTATCAGCAAGCTCACCTGTGCGGCTTTGGATGTTAGTCGCAATGATGTCGCTGATCGATGAGTTGGCAAATGCCATAGTAATCTCCGATTAGGTTATCAAAAACGCTCGTTCATGTTATCAAATTGCTCTGACAATAAAGAGCGCCTATCTTGCGCTTTGGTTGCCGTTGCCGCCCCTGGTGTGGAGGACTTAACGCTGACCGCTGCCGCCCTAGCTGCTTTCGCTGCTTTGTTCGATTGTTCCCGTCGTTCAGCATTTTGCGCCCCTTGTAGGGTTTGCTGCTGCTTATTAAACAAGTCGTTATCTAGGCGTATTGCTTTTTGGTAAGCATCATCCAAGTCTTGAGCAACGCCGCTGTTGAGCAGTTGGATCATTGTTGGTCGTGCTTCCTCAAAATACTCCGCTTTTGCTTGAAACTGGTTGATTTCACTCAAAAGTGCTTGATTCTGAGCAGTTTCCTGCTGTTGTTTCCAATTTAGCACTTCCCCTCTTACTTGTGCAAGCTCATTTTGCATAGCAAAAAAGTTGGGATCGGTTGGCTGAAACTGAGTTTCACCCATATTGATGCCGTACTGTTGGGCTAATTGTGCAAAATACGCCTGTTTTTGTTGTGGTGAGCCGTGACGCAAGACGTTATCAGCTTCCATCAAGGCTTTGACCGCCTGTGGCGCTTCGATGCCTAAACCACGGATATTGTTCATGTACGGCTCAATGGCTTGCTGCATTTGGTCAGCATATTGAGCTTTAGAAAGCAAAGGCTGCACCCCTGCTCTCATTTCTTCTTCACGTTTCCAAGCGTATTCTTTGAGCTTTGGATCAGCCGTTGTCCACGCTTCGTGGTAATCCTTTTTCCACGATGCTGGAGGACGCTCCCAAACTGGCGGCTCTGGTGCTTCAAGATCGGGTTCGGCTTGGGTCTTAACTAGCTCGACTGGTGTTTCATTCTGAACCTCATCGAACTGCTGTGACAGTA